GGTGTGATCGGGCTCGACTATGGCGTGGTGTTGCAGATGGCTAGCCTGTATCAGATCACCGAGGATCTGGCCGGCGTGATGGAAGATCTGCAGATCATGGAACTGCACGCACGCGACCTGATCAACAAGGAGGCGAAGTAATGGCACAGATGCAGGCGCTGCTGAAGATCAAAGCCGATGTTGAAGGCGAGGGCAAGGTCAACGCACTAGGCCGCGCAATCGGCGGGCTGAGCAGCACTGCTGGCAGGGTGTCGGGCAGCTTGAGAGGCTTGAGCGGTGCGCTGGGTTCAATGGCGTCGCTCGCCGCTGGTGCCGGCCTGATGGCATTAGCCAAAAACGCAATCGACACCGCCGACAACCTGCGAGATATGTCGATCCGCACCGGCGTCAGCGTTGAGCAGCTGAGCAAGCTAAAGACGGCAGCCGAAATGAGCGGCGCCACGATTGAAGACGTGGGAAAGGGGCTTGCAAAGACAGCCATTGCGATTGGTAATTCAACTAGCGCTGCCAGCAATGCAACAGCAACTGCTGTTGCTGGTGGGACTGCGAAACTAAAAACGTCGATCGTTGATCAGCTACGGCTTCTTGAGCAGGCCGACGCCCGCAAAGTGACTACGATTAAATCTGGCGCCGAACGCCAGATCCAGGCTGTTCGTGATGGTGAGCAGCGCCAGGTTGAGGCGATTGAGCGCGCCAAGGATCAGCGCATTGCCGTGATTGAGCGCGAGTCTGACCAGCGGATGCGTGAAATCAACCGCCGCTACCGACAAGAGGAGAAGCTGCTGAATGACTCGTTTGACGATCAGCGCGACGCTGAGCGCCGCAAAACTGACGAGAACCTAAACCGGCTGGAGCGCGAGATCAGCCGCCGCTATGAGCTGCAGCAAAAGCAGGTCCAAGATAATGAAACCCTGGGCGCCAATGCCAAGGATGCTGCAGTGCAGGCGCTGCGCGATCAGCAGGACGCCGAGCTTGCGACCCTGCGTCAAGGCTTTACGGATCGCGCTAAGGCTCAAGATCGAAACTACCGCGACCAGCAGGAGGCAGCGCAGCAGGCGATTGACGATCGCAGGGCGGCCGAGCAAGCAGCCGAACAAGCCGCTACGGATGCGCGGAAAAAACAGGCTGACGATAGCGCCAAAGCTGAAAAAGCGATCATGGCAAAAGCTTCAGCGGATCGCATTGCGCAAATCAAGGCCATGGCCGATGCGCAAGTAAAGGCAGTTGAAGACGGCAATAAGAAGGCGCAAGACGCCTACGCCAAGCTCGGCATCGCCCTGCGCAACCAAGACGGTTCGCAGCGTCGCGCTGGTGAGGTGTTTATGGACGTGTTTGACGCACTGGCGAAGCTACCTACAGAAGCTGATCGAGCTGCTGCCGCGTTTGATTTGTTCGGCGGCAAGCTCGCTACAAAGCTGCTGCCTCTATTTGCAATGACCCGCGAAGAAGTGGAAAAGTTGGTCCCAATTTTCACAACGGAGTTTGCTAATTCAGCCGACAGCTTGAACGATGCCGAGGTAAGAATGAGCGGTTCGTTGCTCCGTCTTGGCGCAGCAATCGGAAACGTTTTGATGCCCTTAACCACTATATTAGAAGCTTTTACACAACTACCCGGCCCACTGCAAACCATTATTGGCGGCATTGTACTGCTGGGCCCGGCTATTCTTATTGTGGCTAACGTTATCAAAGGCTTAATGGCCTTGAAAATCTTTGCCACAATCGCAGGATTGGCAGGTGTCCTTAAAGGTCTTGTGCCTATAGTGTTTGGCCTTAAGACAGCCTTCCTAATTGCGTTCCAAGGCATCTGGGCGTTTCTTTCAAGCAGCTTCATTCCGGCAATAATCGCCTTCTTTTCCGGCCCCGTCGGCTGGACTGTGCTAGCGGTTGCTGCGGTGGTGGCGATGGCAATCCTATTCCGCAAACCGCTGCAAGATTTTGCCGGGTGGCTGGTGAGCTGGGGCAAGCCGATCAGTCAATTCTTTACCGATTACATCACCACTCCAATATCGAAGGCGTGGCAGTCGATGGTGGACTTTTTGCCAAAGGCATTGAACGTAGCCGCAACCACAATCAAAAATGTATTCACTGGCGTTGGCACTGCCATCAAGGCCGTATTAAATGGCGTTCTGCGTGGTGTCTTTGATTCGGTGAATGGTGCGATTGAAAACATTAACCGTTTAATCAGAGCGTCCAACGCAATAGCAGCCAAGGTAAGAGGGCCACAGTTCGACCAGCTGCCGACGCTGAAAGTTCCCCAGTTTGCCAAGGGCGGCTACGTCGGCCAAGGAACGCTTGCCGTAGTTGGTGAAGCTGGCCCTGAGTACATCGTGCCTGAGCGCAAAGCCGCAGCCTTCGCCATGAACTACCTCAACGGCGCTCGCGGTGGTGCTGCAATTCCTGCCTTCGCCAATGGCGGATTCGTGGGCGGCGGCAGTGCATCTGGCGGCTTTGTCGGCGGCAATGCCCAGATCAATGTCACCACTGGCCCGGTGATGCAGCAGGGCGGCCAGCAGTACGTTTCCATGACTGACCTAGAGCGCGCCATGCGCGCCACGGCAGACGGCGTTTACGCCAGCCTGCGCACACCAGCAGGCCGCCGCGCCGTGGGGGTGCGCTAATGGCTCGCGGCCAGTCCCAGTACCTGCGCATCTTCTCAGGCAACACCACCTATCAGCGGTGGCAGTCCTACTATGTTAACACCAGCGTGAGCTATGGGGGCGCCGTGTGGGCGTATCAGCCCTTCGACGCTGATGGCATCACTGCTGGCGAGGTGCAATCTGAATCCTCAATTTCAGTCACCCTGCCGGCCACCACCAACGTGATCGAGGTGGTGCTGCAGGCGCTCAACGAAGCCCGCCTGGCAGAGCTGCAAATATACGAGTTTGACACCATTTTCGGCAACAGCACTCCACAGGGCGGGCAGAATTTGATTGCGTCTTACCTCGGGGAAGTGGTTGGAGTGTCGGGCAGCTATACTCAGATCACAATGGAGCTTGGCAGTAGCATCTCACCAGTTGGCGCTCAAGTTCCGCCGCGTAAGTTCACAACAAAACTAATAGGAGCGCCATGCCAGCTGTAGATACCCCTTACACTCAAGTTCCCCGAAGGGTTAGGTCAACCTCTGGGGTGCTGCCAATTGGATTATTAACACTTGGCGGCGGCAAGGGGCTCTTGCCGGCAAGTGCTGAAGCTAGCACCCCGTTGATTGAAAAGGGAGCAGAAGGCAATAGCTCGCTTGATGTAAAACAGCGCGCCGCAGTCGTTGGTGAGCCGATCCCGATTGTGTTCTGTCGCCGCACTGGTGGCACTGGCGGCGTACTAATCAGCCCGCCGGCAACAGAGGCCAGGTTTGAAGACGACGCATCCAGCAACATCACGGCCAGCTACCACCTAGTGCTCAGCGAAGGGCAGATTGATTCGATCCAAGTCCGCGATGTATTCCAACGTGCGTGCCGGGTTGGGAGCTTTACCCAGACCTACGGCCGCCGCGCTGGCACCTTTGTGGCCGGCAACTTTATCAACAACACGCCAAACCTAGAGGCGCCAACCTATTGCGGTACCGGCGGCACCTATGACGGGCTGAGCACAATGGCGTTCTCGGTCACCATACCGGCAGGATTTGACCAGTGGAACCGCCAGGTGCATTGCTTTATCCGTGGCGGGATCTACGTCTCACGGCTACTCGATAGCGTCACCGGCCCCAGCAACAACGTGGCTGATCTGCTGCTGTATCTGCTGCGCAATAGCTCCAAGGTGCCTGATGCAATGATTGACACCGCCACCAGTTTTCTGGCAGCAGCAACATTTACCGATGTCAATGGGTTTTGGTTTAACGGAGAGGAAAGACAATCTAATAATTTAGTCGATTGGATAAGCGACAGGCTTAAGTATTTCTTGTTGCGTCAAACACGAATCGGCGGCAAGGAAGCGCTCAAGCCACTGGTGCCAACCAACAACGACGGCACCATCAAGACTACAGCAGTGAGCTGGGTGTTTACGTTCACCGAGCAGCACATCATCCCAGACAGTTTTCAAATCACCTATACGCCACTGGCAGACCGTAAGCCGTTC